AATAGGTAAATACATAACAGGAAACAGGGCTTATGAAAAAACGTACACGTTCGATTTTAGAAGAACTTAGTAGTTTAGGCAATAGTAGAAATACAGAACTTCTAATAGAAAATAGAGGTCAAAATATCATTGACAGCGCAGTTAATCTACTAAGTTTAGTGCGCCAGCAGTTCAATGAGGAAGAAAGTGCAGAACTAGAACGCCGTTTCCTTAATGCTATACGCACAGGTGACCCACGCAAATTCCGCCGTGGAGTACAGAAAATTCAAGAACAGCGCAGAGCCGCTAAAAATAATCCTGAAAACTAACCGATAGACACCGGTTTTTCTCCTTTTGGCTAAATAAAATTACAAAAGTCCTATAGAGTAATAGGCATATGACACGAGGAGAAAAATTATGTCAGCAACAACACGTTATAATGGTAGCACAAAATTTGTGCAAGGTACTGTATACTCAGTATATCAATTAAAAGCATTCGTTATCGATGCTGGTGCAACACTAGCAGATCAAGATGGCGACGGCGCAGGTGAAGTAGATCAAGCTCTTGAAGCAGTAGTTCGTGAAGTACAACCTTTAATGTACTATTCAGCAACAGACAAGATCCATGTTATCGTTGATGGTCACGCTGTAGATGCAACAACACTACAAGCACGTATCCAAGCAATGGGTACTGTTAACGGTTACGACCTAAGCGGTGCAACTGTTACTTTAGCATCTAGTTTAACAATCGCTTAATAGCAAATAACCCAGGGATGGGAAGGAAGGGCCCTAGTTTATCTAGGGCTTTTTTTTGACTGGAAAATACATTAAATAATTGTTCATAGAGGCACAATTAAAATGAACGACTTCAACAACTTCAGAATAAAAACACTTAAACAAATTAAAATATGGGCATGGTTAGCGGCAGTACTACCCTTGGTATCTCTTGCAGGCATTTTCTTTATATGGGTATTTGGCGACAACACTCTCTTTGCCAGGGCTATGGTATTTGGTGAGACTAGTATGTTTGCCATAGCAGTGATATGGTGGTGGTGGGCAATATATGTTATCAACAAACTAGTACACCAGTGGGATAAAACTAGAGACAATGTTGGTGAAGTCTTGGTGGAACTTCGAGACATCAAAGACTTTGTCAAAGGTCGCAAATCGGTCAATACCGATAAATAAATATAACAAAGGCACACAACTAGGCATGTATTTTTATTTTGGAGATAAAACATGGCTACAGCGCCTACAACAGAATTAGAAAAAACTAGTTTAGAAGCACACGTTGACCTTTGTGCTTTACGCTATGGACAACTTGAAGGTCGTTTAACTGCACTTGAAGAAAAAGTAGAGTCAGTGCATAACGATATCATCGAAGGTCAAAAGAGTTTAACCAAAGTTATTATTGGCACAGCCGGCACTATCATTGCAGGCGTTATTTCGTTAGTAGTAGCAATCTTATTAAAGATGGGTTGAACCAACAGGATACATTAAAGCTCTAGTTTAACTAGGGCTTTTTTTGTGGCTGTTAAATACTCACATGAAAGAGTTTACCATACAGACGTTAGTAGATATTACTGAGACTGGACAGCGAAGAAAAGAGCCGGGCAAGGAAATAGACTATTTCCAAAATCAAAACTTTACAATGTTGATTCAAACCATAGGTATGCGTGTAAACCCGCACTACATCAACAGTCCCAAACTTAGGGAAGATGATGTCAAGGACTATGGATTTGGATCTGCCTACAAAGGCCAGCACAATATCTGGACATTTAAGTTTAGCATAGAGTATGCTGACGGATACAAAGATGCAGAAGGAAACAATGCAGGTCTGTTAATTGAAGATTTAAACTTCATTCCAATGATTGTAGACTTGAACGAAACAGCAGACTTGGAACGTGCTCTGCTGGATACTAAATCTCCACAGCACAAGAACACAGTAATTTTTGCGTCGGACGACGAATAAATATAGTATGAACGTCACAGAATTAACTGGTATTCCTAGTCCCGACTTTAGCATTAGTAATGCTGTGGTCTTCCACGACATACTGAACCCTAAATTGTTCACTGAGTCGGGTATGATGCACGGGGAAGTACGCAGAGCGTTGATTGATATTGCTCGCCACTTTAAAGATTTCATAGGAGTTGAGTTAGACGTTAAAGATATCACAGTCAGCGGCAGTAACGCGGCATTCAGTTATACTCCACAGAGTGACTTGGATCTGCACATTGTTGTTGCTGTACCAGACAAGCCAGAATTCCGCGAACTGCTGGATGCCAAGAAAAATGTATATAATGCTAGACATGACATCAAAGTGCGAGGTATAGACGTAGAGCTATATGCCCAGGACGTAAACCAAGAGCACCACAGTTTGGGAATTTACAGCGTGTTAAGGAGTCGTTGGATTGAAAAACCCACACGACAAGATGTAGATATTAACACACAGGATGTTAAGGATAAGTACAAGAACTACAGAGATAGAATTATTGTAGTGTTAGGCGACAATGACATTGCCCTAGCAGAAGATATGTGGAAAGACATAAAACGTATGCGACAGGCAGGTCTAGCCCGTGATGGAGAATTTGGCACAGAGAATTTAGTATTCAAAATGCTACGCAGTCAGGGATGGATCGAAAAACTCAATGATCATATTAACACACTACAAGATCAAGAATTAAGTATAGAGCAGAGACAACTATGAAAATATCAGACTTATTAGAAGCAGTACCCCCAGCACCAGGTGCCGCGCCCGCTCCAGGAGCCACAGCGCAAGGAGCCACACTGGATCCTAATAATCAAATGGTTGCTCAGGATCCTGCCGCACAGCAAAAACAAATGCAGTTACAGATAGCACAGCATCAAAAAGAAGTGCAAGACAAGAAAAAAGAAATTACTGATCAAATCGCTGATTTAACAAAACAGATAACTGACCTTAAAAAGCAGATGGCTGAATTAAAATGAAAATTAACGAATTTGTAAGAAAAATAGATGTATGGACCAGCAAGGAGGAACAAGAACTTCTTGAAACTATCACTGAGCCCAGCATCTTAGCAGGATTTAATGAAAGAGAGCAATCCATAATCGAAAGTCTTATACGTAAGAGTCTGTTAATTAAAGTACAAGGTAAACATTCTTCTTACGTATATCCAAATGTTTGATATTAAACAAGCCGCCGCAGATTTAGATTCCATGCTCTATGACATAGTTGTCAAGCAGGGCATCTTTGTAGCAGTAAACAAACGTCAGATACGATACAAGAAGTATATCATTGTAAAAGGTACAGACGATAATTGGAACGTAATTTTAGCAGACAAACGCAAAATTCACGTGGCCACAGTATTTTTAAAAGTAAGTGCTTTTGCTATATGCAAAATGCACGAAAAAGGCAAAAAACACAGCATCGATGATATTAAAAACAACGATGAGATTTTTAGAAAGAACTATATAGATTCACAGTTTTACAGAAAAACAGCCCAGAACGCAAAGGACCCTGTGACTAGGGAAAGTGCTTACTGGAGATTTGAGTTAGTCAAGGATTATGCTAAGACAGCCAAGGCTCGAATCGACAACCTGTTCTACTCGTCGATTGTATAAATAATAAAACAACTTCACAGGAAGATTTTAACCATGCGTATTACAGAACTTAACAAACCATTAACTGCCAAGGCGTTAAACGAAAGCGTAGCCCAGCAATTTGGACAGAAAATTGATTTAGAGAGTTTCACTCTTGAACAGTTAGAAGATGCACGTAACAAGTTACGTACAAAGATTAGTCAGTTTGAAGCCAGCGAGAGCTACAATGCTGTCTACGAAGACGAAACATATTCTAAGAACAAACTGTTCCTAGATGTGTTAAATCGTGCTATCGAAGAGCGTAGCAACGAAATGACTACTGACAGCGGCTATACTGAAATGGAAAGCATGGTATTAGAAAAAGTAGAGCAAGGTGTTATCGCATTTGAAGATCTTCCAGAAGAATTACAGAATAAAGTTAATAAGAACAAAGCCGTAGTACAAGTAGAATCTGTACTACGTGAAGGCGAAGAAGAAAAGGCCGAGTTAATCATGGCCGCTCGTGACATGGTTGACCGCGTTACAGGCTGGATGGAAGACACAGCAAATATGCAGGCCGAATCAATGTTAGAATTAATTGACTCTATAAGAGACGAAATGGGCAGTGATACATCAATGGAGTTCGAGGGAGTTGTTAAACCAGCCCTTGCAACTATCTACACAGCATTAGAAAGTTCACGTCAGCAACTAACACAAGCAGTTGCTATCTTAACAGGCGAAGGTGAAGGAGCCGCTCCAACAATGGGCGCAGAGCCAGCACCAGAAGCAGGCGCAGAAGAACCAGAAGCAGGTGCTGAATCAGGCACAGTAGTTGGCGGTGAAGAAGAAGCAGGAGCGGCTGCTCCAGCGGCAGGTGGCGAAGAGCCCGCAGGTCGTGCTACTCGTGAATCAATCGAGTTTAGCCGTAAACTAGCAAGTTTACTAGCACCAAAAAAAAAGTAATTGAGGCAACCGATCCAAACCTAATCCTAATTCTTAGGAGTTTGATCGGTAAAGCCGATAGCAAAAACATTCCAGGCAATTTTAGATGGGACGAAATTAATCGTTTCATGACAAACATTGGCCAAGAAGAATTCGACTACGACACATTTAAATTAACCTTCGATGCAGATCCTAATCTACAAAAATTAGTAGCACGATTTGATCAAAACGGCATTGAACTAAAGACTAAAAATCAAACACCACCACAAGGTCCAGTAGACGGCGACACAGGCAGTGACGCTGTTGCACAAATGGCAAAACACGCAACAAATACAGCAATGGCCTCTTGACAGGCTGTAAACATAATGTTATAATTGCGTCATGACTACGACATTATTACAGCCAAAATATACCTACACTAAACTTAATAGAGATGAATCCACTGGCAAGCGTTTATATGCTTGCCCAGATGGGTTTAAAGTTCCCAGTGTAACAACAATCCTAGATAAAACTAAACCAGCAGAAGCCCGTGAAGCACTGGCTAATTGGAAAAAGGCTGTTGGCGAACAAAAAGCACAACAGATTACCACCGAAGCCGCCAGTCGCGGAACTAGGATGCACACATACCTAGAAAACTACATTAAAGGTGAGCCACTAAAAGAAAGTGTGAGTAACCCTTATGCACAACAAAGCCTGGACATGGCTAAGATTGTTATTGCACAAGGATTCCCTAAAATTAAGGAAGTATGGGGCAGTGAAGTTCCTTTGTATTTCCCAGAATTATATGCAGGAACCACAGACTGTGTAGGCATACACGAAGGCGACGAAAGTATCCTAGACTTTAAGCAGACTAACAAACCCAAGAAACTTGAGTGGATCGAGGATTACTTTTTACAGTTAACAGCCTACGCTCTAGCACACAACGAAATACACGGCACTAATATACGCAAGGGTGTTATTTTAATGTGTAGCAAAGACTACGAATATCAAGAGTTTATATTAGAACCTTCAGATTTTGACTACTGGACAAATCGCTGGTGTGACAGGGTGGCACAATATTATAGACTACCCTAAACACATAAATACAGTCATAACGGAGTGTAGATTATGGCTGTAGTGCAAATATCAAAAATTCAGCATCGAAGAGGACGTAAAAATTCAGGTACTAGTTTACCGCAGTTAGCCAGCGGAGAAATTGGTTGGGCAATTGACACGCAAGAATTGTTCATAGGTAATGGTAGTGTTAGTGAAGGTGCTCCGTATGTGGGCAACACTAAAATTATTACAGAACACGACAACATTCTTGACCTAGCATTACAATATCAGTACAAGAGAAATGATGCCACAATCCAAACAGGTCCAAGCGCCGCGCAACCGATACAACGTACTGTTCAAGAACGTCTTGATGATGTAGTTTCTGTTAGAGCATTTGGTGCTGTGGGAAATGGTACTACAGACGATACATTAGCCATTCAACGTGCTATTGATCAATTATATCTAAACGATGCTACCAAAGGATCTACAGCCAGCAGAATTAAATTAGTGTTTGAAGCAGGTATCTATAAAATTACTTCTCCACTACGTATTCCTCCTTATGCAAACTTACAAGGTGCTGGCAAAGATAAAACAGTGATTCGCCAGACAGGTGCATTTGCAGTAGCATATACAGTTGGTAGCGACAGTACTCCAGGTGTCTATACAGACACATCTACTATGACCAGTTTAAATCAACCACAGTTAATAGGCATGTCCGACATGACCTTAGAAAATACTGTGGCAAATAAGCCTGGCTTAGAATTAATAGCCGCTAAAAATTCTACATTTAGTAATCTAAAGATTAAAGGTGTATGGGCATACCCAAGTACAGCCTTAAATGCAGACAGCGTTGGATTAAGATTAGTGGCAAAATCAGCCAGCGTATCTTGTACTGGTAATTTGTTTGACAATGTTGACATTACAAACTTTGCTTATGGTATCGACAGTACATACGACATCGAATCTAATCATTTTACCAACAGTACATTCTATGAACTACGTAGAGGAATTAGATTTGGCCACAACGTAGATTCATTAGCCAGTGGACGTCAGTATGGTCCGCACGAAAACAAAGTTACACATTCACGTTTTTCTAGAATTACAGAAACTGGATACGAAATTATTGCAGGTACAGGCAACGTATCTGAAAGCAATACCTATGTACAAGTTGGTAATGACGGCGGTACTGAAGAAACTGCAACCTATGAAGTAGTTAATTTTGTTTCAGGCGGTAACGTTTCTACTAACGATTACTTTGAAAGAAGTATCGAATTAACTTCTAATCCAACATACTTGAATTCTATTCCTTATATTCCAGAAGTAAAAGGCATAGTAAAATCGGAACACAAATACAACAACGAAATTTATATCGACTCGGGTGCAACTGGTAGTCCGTTTATTAAACTGCCTGCTAATACCAGCACTTCTCACATCATTCATTATTTCTATACAAGCCCTGCACAGGCCGTTACAAGACAAGGAACTATTTTTGTTAATGTAGATAGAGAAAATGATCTAGTACACCTTACAGACGACTGTAGTACCATTGGTAATTCTTCAAACATTGAAGACCTAAGTTTTTCAGCAACTTTAGAAAACGCAGGAACATTTACCAATGATCCAACTGTGTTTGTTAGATATACAAATACAGCAGTCTCTGAGGATGGTTATATTAACTATTGGTACGAAACAATTAGTTAATACATGGTTCTCAAACGATTCGAAGATCGCCTAGCCGCCTGGAGAGGTCTCAGAGACCAATTAACCTCTGACACTGATCCAATTCAAACAGCCATAGACTTTTGGAACACAATTCCAAAATCTGTGCGTAACATCGATCCTTATGACCAAACAACATGGCCAGATCCATGGGAGATGATTGAGGAGAATGTCTATTGCGAGTACACCGCAACACTGGCAATTGGATATACATTAATGCTAACTGAAAAATTTAAAGATTGGCATTATGAGATTCAAGTTGGCCTTGACAAAGAACAGTCCAAGTTATATTATATGTTAATTGCGGGCGACCGTGTAATAGGACTAGACCAAGAAAAAAGTGTGCATATTAAAGACATTCCAAAGAACATACATATAGAAAAAACTCATGTATTGTCCGAACAGTTTTGAACAGTACTAAATATCATACTTTGCAATCGAGGCGTAAATGACAAATATAACAGTAATAAAAAGAAACGGTAACAGAGAGAAATTAACGATTGAAAAGTGGCAGGCACAGGTAGCGAAAGTATGTGCTGGTATTGCAGACGTAAGTCAGTCGATGATTGAAATTAAAGCACAGCCTCATTTCTATGATGGCATTACTACTCAAGAAATCGATGAAATTACACTACGAGCGATTGTAGATTTAATTGACGTTGAACATAATCCAGATGTAGGTCATGTAAATTATCAATATGTAGCAGGCAAGCAACGCTTGAGTATGCTACGTAAGGATGTATATGGCGAATACGAGCCTCCTCGCCTCTACGAGATCGTAAAGAAAAATATTGAAGTCGGACTATACACGCCAGAACTAATGAATTGGTATAGCGAAGATGATTGGAATAGAATGGATGATATGTTAGACCATTCTAAAGATGAAGAGTATAGTTATGCGGCTATTGAGCAGTTAATAGAGAAGTATTTGGTACGCAATCGTGCGACAAAGGAAATTTATGAAACTCCACAGGTTAGATATATGGTGGCCGCGGCTACAGTCTTCCATAAGGAAGAACCGAATAGTGCAAGAATGCGTTACATTAAAGAATACTATGCGGCAGCATCCGATGGTTTGTTTACTCTTGCTACACCTGTGTTGGCAGGGCTTGGCACTCCAACTAAGCAGTTTTCTAGTTGTGTTCTTATCCGCAGTGACGACGATCTGGATAGCATATTTGCTTCTGGAGAGATGATGGCTAAGTACGCCAGTAAGAGAGCGGGGATTGGATTGGAAATCGGTCGACTACGCCCATTGGGCTCCCCGATCCGTGGTGGAGAAATCATGCACACTGGCATGATCCCCTTCTTGAAGAAGTGGTTCGGTGATTTAAGGAGTTGCAGTCAAGGAGGCATTCGTAATGCAAGTGCTACTGTGTTTTATCCTATTTGGCATCATCAGTTCGATGATCTTATTGTTCTCAAGAATAATCAAGGAACTGAGGAGACAAGAGTCCGCCACATGGACTACGGAGTCGTCCTCTCAGCGTTCTTTTGGCGCCGATTCAAGAACAAAGAAAACATAACATTCTTTGATCCTAATGAAGTACCAGATTTGTACGAAGCATTTTATCAGGATACTAAACTATTTGAAGAATTATATGTCAAATATGAAAAGCAAAAAGATCTTCGCAAGAAAGTAATTTCAGCAGAAGAAGTTTTTAAAGGCGGTATTCTAAAAGAACGTACAGACACAGGACGTATCTATCTTGTGTTTGTAGACAACGTAATGAACCAAGGTCCATTTGATCCTGAGTATCATACAATCTATCAAAGTAATTTGTGCTGTGAAATACTATTACCTACTAAGCCATTTAAGCGTCTCGATGACGATGCTGGTCGTATCGCTCTCTGTACTCTGGGCTCCATTAATTGGGGAGCATTCCGCAATCCTGAGGATATGCGTAGAGCTTGCCGCATCCTTCAGCGTAGTCTATGCAACATACTGGACTACCAAGACTTCCTAAGTATTCAAAGTAAACTAAGCAACGACGAAATCCAACCATTGGGTATTGGCGTTACTAACTTAGCATACTGGCACGCCAAGCGTGGACTCAAGTATGGCGAAAAAGATGCACTACAAGATGTCAAGACATGGATGGAGCATCAAGCCTACTACCTAACAGAAGCCACAGTTGAATTGGCCAAAGAACGTGGACCTTGTCTGCATAGCGCACATACACGATACGGTCAGGGAGAGTTTCCTTGGGAGTTACGTGCTAAAGGTGTTAATGAACTAGCAGACTTTACTCCGGAACTTGATTGGGAAACTTTGCGTGGCGAGATGTTAGAACACGGAGTTAGAAATGCTACACTTATGGCCATTGCCCCTGTTGAAAGTTCTAGTGTTGTCATTAACAGCACTAATGGCATTGAAATGCCTATGTCGCTTATTTCAGTTAAGGAAAGCAAAGCAGGTTCCTTTGTACAAGTTGTCCCCGAGTATCATAAACTCAAGAACAAATATCAAATGATGTGGGAACAGAAAGACTGCGATGGTTACTTAAAGACTGCGGCTGTACTTGCGGCCTATGTTGACCAGTCAATTAGTACAAACACATTCTACAATCCAGCACACTTTGCGGATCGTAAAGTGCCAACTACATTGATTGCTAAGAACTTGATGCAGGCACACTACTGGGGACTAAAAACTTTCTATTATAGCCTAATCAACAAGGCAGGTAGTAAAGCCAAAGAAGAAGAACTAGTACAAACTGTAGCACAGAATTATGTAGAAGTAGATTTAGAAGACGATTGTGAGGCATGTAAATTATAATGGACGCTTACGACATACATCAAGAAATATTTAAAGCGTGGCAACAGTTGGCACACAAGGCCGATGCTACGAATATTAAGAAAAACTTTACTGAAGTTCCTGTGTACGTCGATGGCCGTCCAGTTAAACGTGTAACAATCGTAGACGGACAAATAACATTGGAAACAAAATGAGTAAAGCGCAATACAATTTAAACACAAAGACAGACTATCTTAATCGTAAGATGTTCTTGGACCCACAGGGTCCTGTTACTATTCAAAGATTTGAGGAAGTAAAGTATCCTAAAATTCAAAATTTCGAAACTACTGCTCGCGGCTTCTTTTGGGTACCTGAAGAAATTAGTTTAACTAAGGACGCACAGGACTTTAAAGATGCCAGCGATGCCGTAAAACATATCTTTACATCTAACTTGTTGCGTCAAACAGCGTTAGATAGTTTACAAGGCCGTGGCCCAAGTCAAATCTTTACTCCGGTCGTAAGTCTGCCAGAACTAGAAGCACTGGTTTACAACTGGACATTCTTTGAAACAAATATTCATAGTCGTAGTTACAGTCATATCATCCGTAACATCTATAATGTGCCTAAAGAAGTATTCAATACTATCCACGACACTAAAGAGATTGTAGACATGGCTAGTAGTGTAGGCAAGTATTATGACGACCTACACTTAATTAACTGCCGCAAAGAACTAGGCGAAGAAATTTCCGAAGTAGAACACGTCAAGTCAATTTGGTTAGCGTTGAACGCAAGTTATGCCTTAGAAGCATTCCGCTTTATGGTATCGTTTGCTACAAGTCTAGCAATGGTAGAAAATAAAATCTTTATTGGTAATGGCAACATTATCAGTTTAATTCTACAAGATGAATTACTACACAAAGGTTGGACTGCCTATTTGATCAATCAAGTAGTCAAAGAAGATCCACGCTTTGCTCGAATCAAGACAGAGTGTGAAGCAGAAGTCTTGGCGCTATATATGGATGTAATACGTGAAGAAAAAGCATGGGCCGACTACTTGTTCCAAAAAGGACCAGTGATTGGATTAAACGCTAACATTCTTAAAGACTTTGTAGATTACACCGCATATAACGCACTCAAGGAGATTGGCATTAAGTACACTAACCCTGCACCTAAGACAACTCCTATTCCTTGGTTTAACAAGCACAGCGATACTAGTAAAAAACAAACTGCTCTACAAGAGAATGAAAGCACTAACTACGTTATTGGCGTTATGAGCGATGCAATCGATTATGACGCATTACCAAATTTATAAGAGAGAAGTATGATTACAGTATATTCAAAACAAAACTGTCCGTTTTGTGACAGAGCAAAAGCATTGTTAGAAAGCAAAGGTATTCCATTTAAAACAATTATGATGGAAGATGAACCAGATGCACGTGAGTTCCTTATGGATCAAGGCTTGCGTAGTGTTCCACAAATTTTTAAGGATGGCGTTCTCCTTCCTGGTGGCTATCAGGGCCTAGCAGGTAAAGACGAAGCATTTTTTGAAACATTAAAGGGATAATATGTTAATTGACAAAGGCGTATCAGTAGGCGAAGTAATTACACTTAAACTAACTTCAGGAGAAGAATTAGTAGCCAAACTTACAGAGGAAACAGCAACTTACTATAAGTTGAGTAAGCCAATGGTTATTGGTATGGGTGCAAAAGGACCAGGACTTATGCCGTATTTGTTTACAGTAAGTCCCGACAAAGAAGTTAAACTACTTAAGACTACTGTAACTGTAGCAGAAGCAACAGACAAACAGTTTGCAGATCAGTTCATTCAAACAACAACTGGGATCACGTTAGCGTCTTAATTACGCTGAAAACGGTTGATCTAAACTACTAGGCAAGGCCGCTTCAGGCTTTGCCTTTATCAAATCCGCATACGTTTTAAAATATTTTGCTTCCTCTTCATCGGATAATACAGCCGATGTTTTAATAGCAGTTTCAATACTCAACGGTGCTTCGCCGTATGTTTTATTTTCGTCAAATAACTTTTTAAGCAATTGCCACTGACGTGCTCTCTCATTAGTTTGAGCTTGAGTACGACTAGCACCTTTCCAAAAAACAGAATATTCTTGGAAGTTTGCGTTAAGTTTATCACGCTTATCTGAGTAATACGTTTCTTCGGCTGTTCTAGTAGCAGGATCTGGTTTGTCTTTTACTACTTGTC